AGACTAGAGGGTAAGGATACAAAAGGTAATAGGGTTGAATTGCATCTATATGCTCCTCTTCAAAAGAAGGTAAGCCAATATGAAATCATTGATGTTTAGTTTGATTTTTGTTCTGAGCGCGCTCTGTTATCCAAGACTAGCCTATGCTCAAAATAATTCTTGTTCTGGTGCTGAGCCGATAGGTAATGTAGCCAACCCTAAAGAATTATCAACTTTATTACCTGAATTTAATTTAACCGATCCTAATAAGCAGCCCTTAGTTACTGAATTTCAATTTGAAGTTAGAAATGGAACTACAATAGTCCAGTCTTTTATTTTATCTAAAAGTTCTTTCATTGTTCAAACGGGCACGCCAGCTAATTGTTATAAATTTACTTTCCCTTCTATTACACAACCAATTAATGAGAATCAGGCATATCAAGTTGCTTTACGAGCCGGGCGTAACAATGTATTTGGAGAGGCTAGGGTTAGTAGTAATGGTTTTTTTCTACAAGGTGCCCCCAGCGCACCAGTCAGTTTACGGTTGGCAATAATCAATATGTTATCGAAAATGTGGGACAAAGTGCTATCAACAACCTCATCCAAACCTTGGTTCAAGCCAATTGGCAGATAATATCGGTATTTCCAGTTGGAACTAGAATGAGAGTATTTGCATCATGTCATTTAATTAGAAATAAAAGTTATTAAGAATCAGACTGATTACGATAGTAATTTTGTTATTATTCCAACTGTTATTTATTCTGAGGAACCAAAGATTAAAATTTACGATCCTAAAGGAGGTTATTTTTATAGGAAGATTGGTTTTACGGAAAAGATTAATGAGGAATAACAAATGCCAACTGAACTATTAACAATTGGTCCCCTCCATGCACTTGTTCAAAATCTAGCCTATGCAATGCCAGCTAGACAAACTTTAGGATATACATCTGATACAGGCGCCACATTACAAGCGGCAGATGAAATTACGTTTGCTAGTGCTGAAACTATTACAATTGCAGCAGATGGTTCTTTTTCTACACGTGCTCCCTTTATTAGAACTACTTCGGCGGACGTTGAAATTAGATTGCAGGCAGTTTAAATAACAGTAATTTAAATAACAAAGGAAAAATAAAATGGTTGATGCATATGCAGTTTTGGCCGCGGCTACTCCACCTAATAGCGCGCGCGTTCATGCTTTCATTGTAGTAAATAGTGAACAAGGAGATGCTATAGCTAAAAGTAGGGCAGAGGCATTTAGAGATGCAAACTTTCCAACTTCTGTAGTTAATAAAGTGCAATTGGAAAGCTATGCTGGACCTATTGTTCTTATTCCTTAAATTATATTAATGGACCAGACTACTTTAATTGTCATCGGCGCATTAGTTAATCTAGTAGCAGTATTAGGCGTTGGATGGCGCATTAGTAGATTTATGGCCCGTATGGAATTAAAAGTAGATATTTTATGGGGTGAGTATGTTATTAGAACAGTCCCTAATCACAAAAGGGTATTATATGGAAATGAAGAACAAAGTCAATCTTAATAGATTTGGTATAATGTCCCATGAAGAAAGATTAACTTTAATACTTAAACCATTACCAATATTTAATATAATTAGAACATCCTATGCTGGAGCTAGTAAGGGATTAAGTTATCCTATTACTACATTATGTGAGCGCCGTTATGAGAGTGGTTCATCTCAGCCAAATAAATAGTGCAAGTATCACTTTCTGACCCCGGTAATGGTTTTATACGAGAGATAACCCCCCATCTAAGGCAAGAAGATTTTTTAAGTATTCCTGATGAAGTATTTGAAGCCTTATATGGTGGAGCCGCCTACGGAGGAAAATCTTTCATACTTACAGTTCTTCCTCTTATACGCGGGTTTTACAAGTTTAGAGGATTTAAGGGAATATTACTTAGAAGAAATTACAATGACCTTGAACGAGAAGTTATACGACTCTCAAAGGAATATTATCCATTAACAGGCGCAATATACAATGAAACCAAACATAGTTGGACTTGGCCTGAGTATGGGTCGTATTTCGATTTCGGACATATCCAGCATATGGCTGACGTCAAAAGGCAATACGACACAGCTCAGTATAACTATTGTGCGTTCGACGAGCTTACGCACTTTGAAGAACAAATGTATATCTATATGGTCGGCAGCCGTGTCCGGCCAGGATCATCGTTTAATATTGCTATTGCTAGGAGTGGGACTAATCCTGGCGGAATTGGCCAGACATTTGTTTACAATAGATTCGTAAAACCAGACGAAAAAGGATATAAGATTCTTCGTGACACTAAAACGGGTCTCTATCGAACTTATATTCCATGTCTACCTCAGGATAATCCTTATGGTATGGCATATGACCCACAATACTTACAGAAGTTAGAGATATTACCAGAGGCAGAAAAGAATGCTAAAAAGTATGGAGATTGGCATGCCTTTGAAGGAAGTGTGTTTCCCGAATATAGACCAATACGTTTTCCCGGAGAGCCTGAGAATGCACTTCATGTCATTGAACCTTTTACCATTCCAGAATGGTGGCCTAGAATATTATCTATTGACTGGGGCAAAAGGGCAATGTGTCATGCTATGTGGGGAGCAATTGCACCCACTAAAAGATTATATGTCTATAGGGAAAGAAGTTGGTTAGGTAAAGATCTTCCATTTTGGGCTTCGGAAGTAAAAGAAGTTAGTCATGGTGAAAATATTGTTAATACAACAATCTGTGGTTCAGCAATGCAAGATAGGGGAGTTGAAACAATTGCAGATCAATTTCAGAGATACTCTGGATTAGTTCCGTCTAGTAGTGATAATAGTCCAGGTTCTAGAATTGCTGGTCTTCAGTTATGTCACGATTTCTTGAGATGGCAGCAAACGGAAAAATTAATAGCTGATGGAGAATTCTACGATCTTGATAAAGCCAATTATATTTTTCGTAATCATGGTCAAGATGCTTTAGCTCGTTATAGAAGTCAATTTATGGATGAGCCGGAAGAAACTAATCTTCCTAAGATTCAATTTTTTAGTCATTGTGAAATCATTATTGATACAATTCCAATAGCCGTATATGATGAAAAAAAGAAAGAAGACATCAAAGAATTTAATGGTGATGATCCATTGGATAATTTTAGATATCTTTGTAAAGCAGCTCAGAGATATTTAGATGGTGCTACAGATGAAATGGAAACGCAAAGATTGGTTCAGGCTGCGGTAGAGCGATTAAATCTCACTAATGACCAAACAGGCTTTTATAGACAAATGGAAAGAATTGAATCAAAGAGACAAAGTGGAATGGTTACTAGAAAGTCTAGGTTTAGTAGGAGGCATTGATTTATGCATAATATAGTTGATCCGATTGTTGAAAAATTATTGGATCTAGGAGAGGGAGCATATTATTGTTTTATTGATACTGAAGAGTATATAGATGAATTACTAAAAGTTGATTTGAAATCTCCCTTACTCTGGTATACAGTTGCCGAAAGGAAAAAATTTGAATTAAGAAGCAAATATCTTTCTGATAAAGATAATGGAAAATATTGTTGTTTCATTGTTAATCCTAATGGCGAATTTCATTTTGAAAAGTGATTTATGTTACGTTGGATAGCAAAATTGTTTAATCGTGATTATGAGCCTTGTTTGAATTGTATTACTTTACGGGAAGAGTTAATTAAAGCTGAAGTTAGAGAAAGTAAAGAATGTGAATCGTGTAATATTCTTAAACTGCAAATAGCGAGATTAGAATCTCAAAACCAGCAATTATTTGATAGACTATTAAGATTATCAGAACCTGAAGTAATTCCAGTTAATACAACATTTACCCCTGCCAAACCTAAAGCAAAGACTTGGGATTTGCAAAGAAAAGAATTAGAGGCTCAGGATAGAATTACTAGTAAGACATTAAAGGATATTGCTGATTTAGAAAAAGAATTAGAGATTAATAAAGAGGAAGATAAGAGTGCCTAAATTATTAGCCTCTAAAAGAGCTTTACAGCCTAGTTCTACTTTATATGAAAATATATTTGGAACGGAACAGGATAGGCTAGCTTCGTCCATTAAACAACGTAGATTTAATGAAGAGATTAAAAAGGCTGGTTTAAGACCTTTCGAATTAGAAGATATGGCAGGTATGAGTCCTGCAATGGGAGTTACCAAATATTTAAAAAGCGCGGGTATTCCTGATAGATTAGGTAGAATGATTGGAACTGAGACTTTTAAAAATAAAATGTCTGATTTGGGTATGGGGGAAGTGGGAGCCAGATTTGCTGCGCGCTATCCACGAGTAGCAGCTCATATTAAAGCTGGATTAGTTCCCCCGGGTCAAATGGAAGGTAATGCAGAAGTTCAAGGAAGGGCATTTATAGGACATGGTTTTAAATATGGTAATGAAAGAACGGTTCCAGTTGCTCTTAGTAAGGCGGCGGATAATTTAGATTCTACTATGGCTCATGAAGCAACTCATGTTGCACAGAGATTAGGCATGGGAGAAAGAATGGAACCTGCATATAGAAAAGCAGAGGGTATATTAGGTTATGATTTAAATCCATTTGAGATGTCCGCGCGCCATGCGGCTAATAGATATGCATTACCTGGCGGAAGAGCATTATCTCCAATTAGTGCTAAAGGTGTTACTGAAGCTATGGCAGATTTGCCTCGTAATAAAAAAGTTAAAGAATATTTGCTTTCTATTTTTGATAGGTAATATATGCCAGCTCAATCTTCTAAACAATACGGAATGATGGCAGCAATAGCGTTTGGTAAAAATAAGAAGCGCGCTCTTAGTCCTTCAAAAGAAGTTGCTAGAGAATTTATTGAAAAGACTCCACCTAAGAAACGTTCTGAGTTTATGCGTAATATAAGGAGTAAGAAATAATGGCATCATCAAATCTTATGCGTGCCTTTGGTGGGGGTGGAGGTAAGAGGTCTAAGAATGTTTATGATTCTGGTAACTTTGCCTCAGGAGATTCCTATAAGCCTAATTACGGGGGAAATTATCAAGGGAATTTTGGTTCTCCTAATAATTTCTCATCTATGTTAGGTAGACCTTCTGGAGCTCCTGCTCAATCTACACCTGGAAATAATAGTCCTTTTTCTATGGGTATGGGGGGAGGTATGATTGGAGGAAATATGGGAATGGCACAGAGACCGATGATGCCTTCCTTTAATCCTTCTCAATTTATGATGCAACAGCCACAGCAGCAACAGCAAATGCAACTTCCAGATTATATGCAGCGATCTGGGGATTTAAGTGGAATGCAAAGTCCAATGGGGGATATGTATCGTCAAGGTAGATTTCAAACTATGGGTGGCGGATTTGGTGGGGGAATGGGCGGCGGAATGTTATCTAATTATTTTGGTGGACGATCGTATTAATGGCGCTCGAAAATAATAAGAGACGGGAAGTCCCTGAGGATATTAAACTTCTTCTTAAGCACGTAGTAGATCATTTTACAGAAGAAGATAAATCTGTTAGGGAGACTCAAATTAGGCAATGGAGGAAATTAAAACTCTATTGGTCTGGATTCTCCCGTATTTGGTATTCAGAAGTAGCACACGATTGGAGAGTTTGGGATAATGTTGCGCTGGATGAAAACATTAATGATAATGCTTTTTATGATAAGCCTGTTAATATATTTAAAGCTTATCTTGAGTCCATTATCGCTGCTCTTAGCATCACTATTCCTTCTGTCCGTTGTGTCCCTGATGATGCTGATGATGCTTTGGACATTATTACAGCCAAAGCAGGAGATAAAATCGCTAGATTAATTGAGAAACATAATAATGTTCAATTTCTATGGTTGCATGCATTATATATTTTTTGTACTGAAGGTTTAATTTGTTGTTATGGTTATCCGAAAGAAGATCCTTCATATGGTAGTTATGAAGACAAGAAGTATTCTGAAGAGGAAAGTGAAACATACGTTTGTCCATTTTGTCAGATGCAATTACCTGATGAATTATTTAGTCAAAATGTAGAAGATGAATTTGGGGTTGATGATACTGATGTTGAGTTGCAAAATTTAATAGTTAATGAGCATATAGTTATTTGTCCTAATTGTGCTAGCCAGGTTGATCCGGAACTTCAAAAAGTTCCTATGATTGTTACTAAATTAACTGGTGTTACTCATAAAATTAAGAGTAGACAATGTTTAGAAGTTTATGGAGGATTGTATGTAAAAGTCCCCAATTATGCTATGAAGCAAACTGATATGCCATATTTACAGTTTGCTTATGAGACTCATTATGCTAATGCATTAGAAATGTATCCGGAACTCAGAGGAAAGATTGATAAGGGAGGCGCTTATTATGCCAGCACTGGAATAGGGGATCCTTATGAACGTTGGGGTCGTCTAAATCCACAATATAAAGGGGAAATTCCAATTAATAATGTTACTGTTAGAAATACTTGGTTAAGACCAGCGGCATTTAATGTTTGTGGGCAGGAGGAAGAAACAGATAAATTAAAGGAAATGTATCCAAATGGCTCTAAAGTAGTAATGATTAATGATTTATTTGCTGATGCATGTAATGAGGCATTAGATGATTGTTGGACTCTTACACATAATCCTCTCAGTGATTATCTTCATCATGATCCTCTTGGTTTATTTTTGGTGTCAATTCAAGATATTATTAATGATCTTATTTCTCTCATTGTCCAGACAATTGAACAAGGAATACCGCAGACATTTGTTGACCCCGCAGTTGTAGATACAGAATTATATGGCACCACAGAAGCAACTCCTGGAGGATTATATCCAACAAAGGCGGTAGGAAATTCAAAAAGAATTGCCGATGCTTTCTTTACTTTTAAAGCTGCTGCATTATCCGACGAAGTATTACCCTTTATGAATGTTGTTCAGCAGCTAGGACAATTAGTAGTTGGTGCTCAACCTAGTATCTTTGGAGGGGAATTAGGAGGAAGCAAAACAGCTTCCGAATATTCAATGAGTCGCGCTCAGGCTCTTCAGAGACTACAAACTCCATGGAAAATGTTATCCATTTGGTGGAAAGATATATTCTCCAAGGTTATCACATCTTATATTAAGGAAATGGCAGGAGATGAGCGCCTTGTTGAGAAAGATAAACAGGGTAACTACATAAATGTTTTCATACGAAAAGCTGAAACAGAAGGTAAAATTGGAGATATTGAATTAGAAACTAGTGAACAATTGCCAACTAGTTGGGCACAGATTAAAGATACAATTATGCGATTGATTGAACTAGGTAATCCTGAGATATTGCAGGCTATTACTTCTCCAGAAAATTTATCCTTGATTACTGAAGCAATTGGCATTCCTTCATTTAAAATGCCTGGAGAAGATGATAGAACTAAACAACACGATGAAATTAAGGAACTATTATCTTCTCAACCATTAATGGATATAGACCCAATGACGGGCCAGGAAATGGAAGTGCCTTCTATTAGAGTAGATGCGGAACTTGATAATCATTTTATAGAAGCAGAAATATTGAGATCCTTTTTAGTAAGTGATGCTGGTAGATTAGCAAAAGAGCAAAATAATCCCGGTTATATGAATTGTTTACTGCATTTTAGAGAACATAAAATGGAAATTATGAAATTACAAATGCAACAGCAACAAATGGCTGCTGGAATTGATGGTGAAGTTCCAGCTGAAAAGAAGCCAAAAACGCCAAAAGATAAGGTTGAGAAAAATGCAGCATGAAATAAAATTATGGGGACGTTTTGACTCTGAAATTGACGGTCCTATAGAAAATAAAGGATTATCGGAAGAAGGTATAATTAATTTACTTAGTGAAGATGATGATGAGGATGATGATAAGAAAAGTAAAGATGAAGACAAAGATAAGGATGAGGAAGAAGATAAACGTGGAGATAAGGACGAAGATAAAGATTTAAAATTAGACAATGATGAAGACGAAGAAAAGGATAAAGAGGATAAGGAAGACGAAGAAGAGGACGAGGATAAGGATCTTGAAAAAGAACTTGACCTGGTTGCTCCACATAAAAAGAAGGATATTTTAAAGGAATTTCCTACTCTATTTAAAAAGTTTCCATATCTTGAGCAATCTTATTATGGTTATCAACAGTATGTAGAAGTATTTCCTACTGTTGATGATGCTAAAGAAGCTCAGGATGCGGTTTCTGCATTCTCTAAATTTGAACATTCAGTAATGGGTGGGACTACTGAAGATGTTTTAAAGGCAGTTAAAAGTAACGATAAAGTCTTTGCTAAACTAGTAGATGATTATCTCCCAGCATTATATAGAGTTGACCAGGGTGCGGCTCAGCATATTGTCGCTAATGTATATAAGAACGCAATCGCGGCTATGTTTAAGCATGCTAAGGACAATAAAAATGAGGATGTAGAAAAAGCTGCTACTCTTATATACCAGTTTCTTTTTCCTGGTGTTGAGTGGACTCCACCTAGTAGGTTATCTAAGGAAGATCCTAAAGAAGTTGATAAAATTTCTGAGGAACGTCGCGAATTTCAGATGGAGAAGTTTACAACATTTCAAGGGGAATTACAAGGTAAAGTAGATAATATTGTAATGTCTACCATTATTACAAATATTGACCCTAAAAACTCAATGTCCAAGTTTGAAAAGAAACACGCTGCAAATGAAGCCTTTCAATTGGCAGAAAGAGCAATGTTAGCTGATAAGAGTTTCATGGCACAGATGGATAGATTATGGAAGGCGGTAATTCAAAATAATTATAACCGTTCCGCCGCGGATAATATTAGAAGAACATATTTAGGAAAAGCCAAGTCTGTTTTAAAAGCTGCCATTAAACAGGCTAGAAATGAAGCTTTAGGTGGTAAGGGCAGAAAGAAATCCTCTGACGACGACGAAGAAGTCGATCGTAAGGGACATTTGCCAGTTAACCGTCATTCCTCTGGCGGAAATAGAGATAAAGAGGATAAGAAGGAAAGCAAAAAAGCTGGAGAATCTACATATGATTTCTTTAACAGATAAGGAAATTGCATGCAGATTTACGATGAGGGTTAAATGGCACAGACAGAATCCCAAGTAGCTGCATTAGAACTAGAAAGGGTTCTTCCTAAAGTTCGTCGTGTTTACGACATGGACGACAAGTTCTTTGCACATATCCAGAAACGCGATGTCGAAAAGATTTCTAATCGGCAGATGCGTATTCCACTTGATTTACAAACTGGTGGAGACTTTGGATATTTTGATCCCGATGGTGGCGATTTAGGGCGCGGCAGTGGTCCTACGTATGATAAGGCAGTGTTAAATTCAGTATTCATTTCTGAGAATATTGAATACACTAAATTAACACAGTGGTCCACTAATGATGCTCGTAAAGCCATTGAAAATAACGTTAGACGTCTAACAGCTGGTGCTATCGATGAATTGCGCCGTCAGTTAGATTCTCAGATGATGCAGCCTGGTAATGGTGTAATTGGAGTCATTACTACGGTTGCTACTGCTGCAGGTGTAGATACTTATACTTGCACTACAGATGGATTTGGCGTCCGTTTAATGCGTCCAAAGCAAAGAGTGCAAGTGTTTGATGCTACATTAACAACTAATCGCGGTATCACTACGATTACCAGCTATGATGTTGTTGGTAAGTCCATTTCAGTCACTCCCGCAATAGCAGGTGCAGTTGCTACTGATAGACTAGTTACTAGAGGTATCGCATCACCTAATTCTCTACCCGCGTTGTATGGTATTCCCTATCAACATTCCAATGCATCAACTGGAACATGGTTAGGGTTTAACAGAGCAACAACTCCCGAAATCCGGTCAAATAGAGTCAACGGTGGAAGTTCAGCATTGACTATGCCTCTTCCTAGGTTGGCTATTAATGCGATTGGAAATCGTGTAGGCATCGATAACAATTTCCGTCCAGATGCCTGGATGCATCCTGCGCAACAAGATGCATACGAGCAAATTGGTCAGGCTGTTACTATTATTCAGAAGCAAGCTAAAGAAGAAGGCTTGAATCTGTATTTTAATGGTAACAACATGCAGATGGCTGGTGCTCCAGTAAAAATTTCCTTTAATTGGGATACTAGTCGAATAGATTTCGTTTCTCCTGAAGTATGGGGGCGCGGCGAAATTCTGCCAATTGGTTTCTATACTACAGATGGAAGGAAAATATTCGAGATTAGAGGGCCATCTGGTGGTATAGCAACATCAGAAATCTTTTATATGGTTGTTGGCACGCAGTTCTTTGTGAACAATCCTGCTGCCACGTCGTATATAGACCTATTGGCTGTTCCATCTGGTTATTAAGGAGAATATCAATGTCAAGCCTTGATTTCCAGAAATTTAGCACAATTCAGGATGAGGCAATGGATACGCCAAGAACCATTGCCTCTGCGGCTACTATTACTACAGTAGGATTTCTAACATTTCTTACTGGCACTGTTCAGGTAGCTACTATTACTCCACCTATTCATGGGGGTTTAACTTTGATTGCATTGGTATTTACTAATGCTAATCCAGGTGCTTTTTTGAATAGTGGTAATATCCAGTCAACTAAAGACCCAGCACAGAATGAACTTGTTTTGCTTTGCTGGGATCCAGCTAGTTCTAAGTGGTATGTCGTTAACTAGGTAAAAAGAAGCCGAAGTGTTCATCTCAGAGCCTATTCCAGTTATCAATAGACGTTTGAGGGAATACTTCGGCCTCCGCGCCGAGAGGCCATATTTTAGGCTAACTTGGCCTAATGATGAATTTGAGATTAGAAAGGTAAATTATACTCCAGAAGGTTTTCAATTAATTCATCCAGAATTTCGTAAGGTTCATAAATATGAGAAATGGCGCTGGGATCATTGGATTTTAGAAAGATTATCCGAAGTTCCAATTATCAATATGAAGGATTTACCAGATATAGCATTATCATACGAACCTATTTGGACGTTTGATAAAGATAAGCCGATTTGTTGGGCGCCCGTTAGATTACTAGTAGAGACTGTACTAAATCAGGCTCGTGCTGGTAGTAGTTATAAAAAGTATAAGCATCCATATGAAGGTTTAACTGATAAACAAGCAATAGAAAAAAGAGATGCAGAAGTCCAAGAAATGTATGATTATCTCTATGGAGATGAAACCAAAATTGGAGATGCATTAGCTCATGAACATGGGGTAGGTTTTACTACTAGTAAAATTCTGTTACCTAATACATCAATACCCAAGCCAAATGCTAAGATAGTCTTAGGAGATAAATAATGACAAACGTAGTTGGAGAGTTTCCTTTCGGTAAAGCAAATAGGGCTATTAGGACTCCACCTAATCCAATGGATAAAAGTACTATTTGCTCAATTTATCCATTTGAGATTAATGAGGTTAAGCCTACGATTCAACCGGGACAATTTCATATAGAGGCTGGTAGTTTAGAGAAACCCTCTGTTTTAGTTGTTTCTGCATCATCATGGTGGAAAGATACTGATGAGGGACAAGCTTGCTTAGAAATTCCAGTAGGCTCTGTAAACATAGCAGATTCCATTGTTAAAGATTATTGTTCTGGATTATTAGAAGTTAAGATGGGTGTTCAGCAACCTGGAATATTCTTCCTTCCCGGTGAATGGTCAGCAGAATATTTTCTCAAAGAAAAGAAATCATTGATATTATTTCATAATGTTCTTCAAACCAGATGGTATGAAGCTTTAATAAAATTAGCAGATTCCTTATGGGCGCGCCACAGTGGTAATCCATTGGCTATTGATGATCGTATGAGAATGGCAGCTAGAGCTTTGAAGCGTGATAAAGTATGGATTAAGGACTTCCAGTTAACTGAGCTTATTCCATGCTCTGCCTGTGGACATCTTAGGAATCCCTTATTCCCCGTTTGCATGAATTGTAATAGGGTAGTTGATATTGATCTTGCGAAGAAAATTGGGATTTCTGCTTAGGTTGTAATATGTCAACTACAGGTTTGGTAGCTGCGCAGTTAATGAATAAGTCTGCTTCGCTTCTTAATGATACTGCTAAAGAGGTATATACTTATGAAGCGCAGTTACCATATTTTCAAATGGCTTTAGATGAATTACAGGAAGCTTTTGAATTAAATAATATTCCAGTAACTATGAAGACTACTTCTCCCCCTATAGATGTTGATATTGGAGAAACTGAAATTAATCCTATAGAAGGTGTAGCACCCAATTATCCTTCAGATTTAATTGAGATAGAACAATTATGGGAGCGTTTGCAAGGTTCTACTGATCCTTATATTCCATTAACTAAGCGTAATTATCTTCCTCATTATTTAGCAGACCAGCCTGTAAATTCTTTAGTTTTTTGGGTATGGGAAGATCAGAAGATTAAATTTATTGGAGCTACTACGGATAGAGAGGTTAAACTAGATTATATTAAAGCTATTTTTCCAGATACCGATGATGTAAATGAAAATACTGTTATTGGTATTATAAATGCCCGTTCATTTTTGCAATATAGGACAGCAGGTCTCTGTGCAGAATTTATCATGGAAAATCCTACTAGAGCAGGCAATCTAAATAATAATGCTGTTTTAGCTGGAGAGCGTTCTATGGGAATTTCTATCAAGGGTAAACAAGGTGTTGTAAAAAGAAGGAGGCCATTTAGAGCAGCTTTCAAATTGACTGGAAATACTTGGTAATTCTCTGGGCTTTGGCCCGTCTATGATGGAGAATATAAAATGGCAACTGGTTTATGGCCTGCTCTAAAGTTGGGAGCGTCCAATGGAGTATTGATGGGAGGTTATCCCTTTGCTAGAAATCAATACTTTGTTGGAGCAAACTCTCCCGTTTTTGGTGTTAGAGTAGATAATCTTCAAGCATTATTTGATCGTCTGGTATCAGGCGATATTGCGTTTATTGGTCCTGGTTCATATGATGAGGAAGATTTAGTCATCGATACTCCAAATGTCACTATTATAGGTGCTGGTAATAGAGGACAAATTGGAATTGCTCCATCGGCAGTTGGAGGTAATGGACTTCAAATTCTTGCTGATGGAGTTACCTTAGTCAATGTTGGCTGTGCAAAGGAATCTACTGCTGATTTTGCTCTTAAGGTAGGTAGTCAAACAATCTCCCCAGATAGGTTTAGAGCATATGGATGCAAGATCGAAGGAGATGGCATTGCTGCACATTTACAAGGTGCTGGTGATGTTATCATGGATGATTGTGAGTTTTGCTGGTGTGGGAGTGCTTTGATTTTAGAGAGTAATGATATTGGATTTAATACTCAGATTAGAATCAAAAACTCTCTATTCCATAATTACGTTACGGTTGGATTAGGTCAATTTGCCGCGGCTCAGCAAGTTAACGATCTTTGGTTGATAGATAATGTGTTTGCTAGGCAAGAGGATGGAACTGTAGGAACTGATGATATCCTACTTGCTGATAATGGTAATACTGGCTTAATTACGGGTAATAGATTCCCTCGTGCAACCAATGGAACTGGCTTTATTACCATTGGAACGGGATTAATCTATAATCCAAATGGAACTGAAGCTGGTTGGTCAACTGCTCGTCCAGCATAGTAATAGTGGGAGACTAAGATGCCTACAGATAGATTGCAAAGTGCATTTGAAGTTGGGGATATTGTTAATGTCCCATGTGAAGTTACTGCAATTGGTGGAACAACTACTGAACCTACAGTAACATTGACAACTAAATATCCTGGATTTAATGGCGCTACTGATAGTGTTGGGCCATTGGATTCTATTCAGGTAATTGAAGACAAGTAATAAAGGGATGGACTAGCCTTACGATACTAAGCTCTATAAACTTGCGAAGAAGCAAAGTAAGGGGTAATAGAGTAGACAAGTAAGGCTAGTCCAAAAAATGTATTCAGACCACGCACCTATAGTAATTGACCAGTTTAATGGTTTATGGAGAAATGGAGAAGAAGATTCGTGTCCTCCAGATCATCAACCAGAAATAGAAAATTTTAAGTTTGTTGGTTCCAATGCTATTCAAACTAGAGATGGACTTGGTATAGGACAAAATATTTCAGGGCCAATTGGAAGAATTATTAGAGTTTATAATTTTGTTACTCAAGATGAAAATACCTATTTAATTTTGAGAGAGGGTGGTTATATTTATCATGTAATTAATAATGGTATTACAGTATTAGGGCCAATTCTGTCAATTCCGGCTATGACGGATTTTGGTTTTATTCCATTTGCTGGACGTGCTTATATCACTCCTTTTACTTCATTTGGAGTGGGAGAGGATAGATTAGAAAAAGGGTTGGATAATGAATTTTTATATGTTTATCTTGGAACAGGTTTAGCGGCTAGAAAAGCGGCTGGAAGTCCTCCAACAGCAGGAGCTATTACGGTAGCTAATGATGGAGCGCAATTATCAGATTCCGGAGATCATCTATTTGGTGTGTTATACGAAACAGACACTGGTTTTCTGACAGCCCCCGCTAGATTTGTATTATTTAATAGTAATGGAACGGGTTTTGATTTTTCTGTTATTCCAGTGAGTCCCGACTCCTTTGTTGTTGCTAGAAGATTAGTAATGACAAAGAAAATTACCAATTATAATGGAGATGTTACTGGTTATCAATATTTTTTTATTCCCGATGGTAGGATACCTAATAATACTGCTACTGTATTAAACAATATAACAGTATTTGATGCAGACTTGCTAGAAGATGCCTCTCATCTTATAGATAATTATGCTGAAATTCCGGCAGGGGTTGGACTTACTCTTTATCATCAGCGGTTATGTCTTTATACTACTTTTGATGATATTAGTCTGGTCCTTGTATCATCCCAGGGAGAACCAGAGGCAATTTCCCAAATTGATGGTTTACTTATTGTTCCTTTGGATGGTAACCCTGTTACTAATGGTTTTGAGTTAAGAGATGTATTATATATTAATAAAAAGAATCGCACAGTTTCCTATGTGGATAATGGGGATGTTCCTAGTTCCTGGCCATTAACAGTTATAGACCAAGGACTAGGATGCCCTGTTCATGGTATAGCTACAGTAGTAGATTCTGGTTCTGCTAATGTAGATTATATTAAAATTGCTACATATGGTGGAATTCATTTATTTAATGGAAAATACATAGATCCTGAGTTATCTTGGAAAATTAATGATTTATGGGAAGAACAAGATGTTACTGAATTTAGAAGAATTCAATTTGTAGATAATACAGTAGATAAAATCCTATATTGTGTATTACCAGATGGCCGACTATTAACTGGAAATTATTTTAATGGTTTAGATTCTAGAAAGATTCGTTGGACTATATACAGATTTCTAATAAGAGTCTCCACGGTCGCTTTGATAAATACCAAAACAGTTGTAATCGGCTCTGATGGAAGAGCTTTTTAAAAGGAAAATAAAATGCCTGGAGTAGTTCCGCAAGAAGCACAGGTTCTCTTCTTAAATCAGATTTTAAGTAAGACTCCTGTTACAACATTTCCTATTCATGTTAAACTGTTTAGTAATGATGTAACCCCATCAACTACTGATACTGCTGCTACCTATACTGAAGTAACTGGTGGAGGTTATGCTGATGTAGATATTGCTAATGGAGTAGATTTTACCGTAACAGCAGCAGATCCTTCTCAAGCAGAATATGTAGATTTCATTGATTTTTTATTTACAGGAACTACAGGAGGTTCTGGTAAAGTATTTGGATATTTTATTGTTGATGATAATAATGTTCTATTAGGCGCTCAGAGAGGTTCGGCTCCTACTGGACTTACTATCGCCAATGGTTCTCTTGTTAAAGTTCTTCCTATTCTTAAGATGGGAAATGCTAGCTAATGAGTCAGTTCTCTGTTCCATCTTCTATTACTGATCAGTTTTCTCAGGATGGAGATGGTGTAGGTAATAATGGTGCAATTTCTTTTGCCGGGGCAGCTACAGCATGGCAAGCAGTATCTAATCCTGCTGAATCTAGTTATGCAACTATAGAAACCTCAACTGTTATAATTCCTCCTTTAGATTATCCTCAGGCTTATTTTGATTTTGGAATGCAGCCTGTTAATGATCCATTAATTAATACTGGTCATACATTAAGAATTGTTTTTAGAGGGGCTATAGTAAATGATGAGATTGGTCCTGATATAATAACTTGGAATTTTCTATTTAGTTTTATTCAAGCTGGAATTTCTATACCCTATAGTTCTATTGAAGTTCCTGTAAATTTTACAGAGTTTGTAATTCCCCTTAGCGAAGCAGAAGTAATAGCATTTAGATTAAATGGAGGATATGCAGGTAGCACAGTAGAAATATTTGCATCAATAAATGCAATAGGAACTCCAGGTAATACTGTAATTAGTTCTCTATTAATTGATGTTGCTTTCATTCAATTGGAGGTTCCTGATGCTGATTTTGACATGGCAATTATTGGAAATTTACATATAAATGCCGAATTAGATTCTCTAGTGTCTCCAGAATCAATAATAGGAGATTTATCATTAGAAGTTGAATTGGATTCACTAATTGCGGATAACTATATTGTTGGTGATTTACAAGCTAATGCTGGAATTGATAGTCCATTTTCCGATATTAATTCTATAATAGGAGATTTATCATTAGAAGTTGAATTGGATCCTATTACTGTATATAGTGCAGATGCATCAGGATTATATAAATTAGTTCCGGGTAAAACTAATGATACTCTTTATCAAAGAGAAGATGTAGAAGACACTATAGATGTAGCAATTCCAGAACCTGTAGTTAGAACTGCGTATTTAGGAGGCTAGTTTATTATGCCAGCAGGATTTCCTAGCAAAGGTGAAAATATAAACCATTTTGCTGGAGTTCGTCTTAGAATTTTAGGAACTGGTAGTGTAAAATTGAAATTTCTTACTCTTCCAAATAACTTGGGAATAAAAAAAGAAGTAAATCTAGTAGATTTGGATTTAAATACTCTAAATCAGCAAAGAGAGCCTTTGAAAAAAACTAATATTACAACACAGCGCGCTCAGTTAGAAATTAAGACTTTAGAAATCAACGAGATTATTAAAATTAACAGATTGGTAATATTTGCTAGACCTGTTGCAGTTAATTTTCCAGGTTAATTTGATAAACAGTGGTAACTAGATTCACAGATCCTCAGCCAAATTTAGATAGACTTAGGAGTCAATTATTAACTACAGGTCTGCAAAATAAAGATAATCCATTATGGCAAGTAATTGACCAGTTAATTGCTGCTACTAAAGTAATTCAATCTAAAATTAACACTAGTATTGCAAGTAGTGCAGCAATTATAACTTCTGCTAGCTTTTTGATGGTTAATGATGAGACTGTTACATTTCCTAATTCTAAACAAACTAATTTAACTGGATTTACATCTGGTTCTGTTATATTTTCTGATGGGGCATCTTTATTAGCAGAAGATAATGTTAATTTTTTCTGGGATAATCCTAATAATCGATTAGGATTAAAAACTAATGTTCCAACTGTAACTTTTGATTTGTTTGAGTCTGGATTAATTACTACCACAACTATTGGTCATAGATTACATAATTCAACTGCTGCTACATTAGCAGTTCCTAAGCAAATATCTCCTGGTTTAGAATGGTCTGCTAATGCTTGGGATACTAATGATTTAGTTAATAGGAGTGTGCGAGTAGCTTTATATAATAAACCATCTAGTGATTCAGTTCCATTTCCGGGATTTTATTTTGCTACTAATATAGCAGGAAGCTGGGTAGATCAGTTATTATTTGGCTCTATTGATGGAGATGTTGGACAATTTGCATGGAGAATGGGGACTGGAGTTAATATTATATTTTCTAGTAATAGGGGTATTTTATGGATTCCTAATGGAATGACTGATGTTAGTTCATCTAGTTGTTCTATTATTGGAAATGCGGCTACTAATAGAATAACTATTGATACAGTTAATGATTTTGTTTATATAGAAGGAAATAATACAGGATTTGGTCCAGGTGTTAATCCCATGTTGCAGATTAGAGGTATTGACCAATCTTCTGCAACTCCTGTAGTAAATATCAGACATAGAGGATTATCATTTGGTGCTCCCGCTGCTGGGTTTGGAATTAGGCAATTAATTCAATTACAAAGTTCTACTACTGTAGACCAGGATGCAGGCGCGTTTGATATAGTTTGGACTGATGTTACTCATGCAACTAGAACTGCTGCTATTGATATTTATCTTGTTAATAGTGCTGCTGCATTGGCACGCATATACAGGTTTTTGGCGACTGGTGAATTTCAAACTCTTGCGGGTGGGCTACTTACTTTCACAGGAAGAAGTAAAATATCATCTCCGGCTGACTCTGATTTATTACTTACAAATAATGCTGGTGATAATTTTGATATGTTATTATTTGGAGGCACATCTTCTTCTTTTCCAGCTCTTAAAAGAAATGCAGCAGTATTAGAAACTAAATTAGCTGATGATAGCGCGTATGCACAACATAGAGCATTAGAATATATGATGGGTAGAGCAGATTTTTTGATGAGAAATTCTGTTGCATGGAATGATGGAGCAGGAGCAAATGTAGGAACTTTAAATAATGCGCCTACAGCAGGGGATCCCACAAAATGGATTCCAATTGATGATAATGGGACAACTCGTTATATTCCAACTTGGACATAAAAATGGATGAATTACAATATTGGAAATTGAAAGCGGAAATGGCAACTATAAGTGTGGAAGAAATGAGTTTGTCTAGTAGATTAATAGAATTAAATAATAGAAAAAAGGAAGTAATGAAAGCAAATGGATTCCAGACGGATAAAATTTATAAGTGGAATGATGATAAGTATGAAATAGAGGAAATTAATGATAAAAGTTCTAGCAACAGTCCGTCCTAAAAATTTAGTAATAGCGGCTGCATGCGCTAATGTAGCTGAAATTATGAATATTACTACTACTATTACTGTAGGCAATAATGGTAAACATATGAAAGGCTCTAAACATTATGATGGTAATGCATTAGATATTCGTTCTAAAGATATGAAACCTGAAATAAAATATTCCTTTTTAGCTAAAGTAATGACTAGACTAGGAATTGGATATGAAGGATTTATAGAAGACGAAGGAACTGCTAACGAGCATTTTCATATCGAATATGATCCTAAGTAAATTATATGCAAATACGTTCATTTAATCCTTTAGATGAATCAATTGCTCGTTATCTGCATACTAAATTTTTCATAGACGAGTTTGAATTTCCAATTTTCATGAAAATGCATGGAGCAGTTACTGTTGAAAATGAAGGAAAAGTAATATTAGTTGGAGGAATTAGACCTATTGCAGAGACTGTTGCAATTACAAATAAAGATGTTAGTGTAAGAGAAAGACGAGAGGCACTCATTAAATATTTGCAATTTTGTCTTTATACAGGGGCTAATTTTAAATACGATCAAATCCATGCATTTGTGCAGGACGTAGATTTTATAGAGCATTTATTAAAATTTAGTTTTAGAGAAACTAAGGGCAAATCATTGGTCTGTGATATCTAAAAGGATTTTATCATGGCTAAGGGAGATAAATCTAGAGTTCGTAATACTGTTAATGAGCAAGTAGGACAAGCTCAAAATTTACAAAATAATCTGAGGGATACTCTTGTTCCTCAGAATCAAGTGTTTCAAAATCAATATCAACAGGCTAGTGGTGAAGCGATGAATGATTATCGCGACATCATGAACCAATATAGACAATTCCAGGCTACTACTCCTGATAGAATAAATGCAGAACGATTAGCATATAGTAGAACTCCTGAGGTTGAGTCTGCATTACGTGGGTATCAAGGATTTGCTGATACTGGAGGATTTAGTCCAGAAGCAATTCAGGATATGCGCGCGCGCGGAGTTAGCCCAATTAGAGCTGCATATGCTAATTCTCAAAATGAATTAACTAGACAAAGAGCATTACAAGGTGGATATTCTCCGAATTATACTGCTGCTCTTTCTAAAATGACAGGACAAAGAGCAGGCATGATGTCTGATGCAATGCAAGATATCAATGCTAATTTAGCACAAATGCAACAACAAGGTAGATTAGCTGGATTAAGTGGGCTTTCTGGAACTGCATTATCTGATTCTCAAATGGCCAATCAAATGGCTATGGCTAATGCGGAAAATCAATTACGCGCTGGAATGTTTAATTCTCAGAATATTGATCCCATGAGATTGAACGCTATTCAAGGACAGGCTCAATTATTTGGAACTCAGCCTGGAATGGCGGGCATGTTTGGTAACCAATTGTTAAATTCTGGTAATCAATTATTAAATCAACAGGGACAACAGCAAAATCTGGCCAATATGGCCATTACTGGTCAATTAAACGCTGCTCAGATTCCATCCAATTTTGAAGTTGGATTGGGTAGAGCAGGACAAATTGGTGGTATGGTTTCTAATGTTGCTGCTCCTTGGATGGGAGGAATGGGAGGGGGTGGAGGAATGATACCATCTGGTAGGATACCAGGAGCTAATCAGACTTTTAATCAATTTCCAGGATTTTAGACAATGATTACCCCAGAATTCTTTAGACTCAGCCAATTATTAAATCCATTTATGTCTGGATTTCAGCAAGATTCTCCAGAACAAGACTATGATCCTATTGGCAGGATGAATCAAATGTATACTCCAGACAATAAAGCGTCCAATAATTTAATGGATTTAATTACAAATATGCCTCAACGAGAGGAACCTGGTATAGGTAGGAAAGTATTGGCTAGTATTGCAGGTCTTACTGGCGATCCTAACAGAGTTGAGAATATGCTCTATCAGCCCTATCTTAGAGAATTAGAAGATTGGAATGCTAGGGTAGGACCGTCGATTCAGGCGGCTAACTTTGAGAGACAGGGTAATGTTAATGAAAGAATGTTAGCTAATCAAATAGTATCCCAAGAGCAAAGAGATAGAACATTAGAAAGACAAATTGGTAGAGATAAAACATTAGAAAAGCAGGGTCAGGCTAGAATTGACCAATCTGAAAAACGTATTAAACAGGCTGACACTAGATTAGAAATAGCAGAGGCTACTGCTAAAGGAGGAACAATAGATTGGGGTTCAAATCAAATTGTTTATAAAGATGGAACTGTTAAAAAAATAGATGCTGATTTATTTACTGCTCAGGAAAAAGAAGCACTCAAACAAAAATATGCTTTAGAAAGAATTGAAACACAGGGGGAGCAAACTAGAAAAACTAAAGAAGAAGCGTCTGATGCTAGTGATTGGCAGATTGTTCCCCAATATAATGCACAAGGATTACCAATAGGTTCTCTGAGAGTTAATAGAGTAACTGGAAAAGCAATTCCTATTACCCTAGGAGAAGAAGAAACGCCAGTTGTAACTAAAACTGAAACTCAGTCTAACAAGGATAGAAGAATTACAGCAGAAGCATTACGAGTTAAAGCACAGGATCCTAAATTAAGTAAATATATCCAGATTAAATCTGGTAGATTTGAAGGCATTCAACGGCCTAATAGATTATTACCAGGTGGAATATCAGTAGAAGATTATAATACATTATATAAGAAAATATATAGGGAAAATCCTCCATCTAATCAAGAAATAGCGACTCCTACTAAAGAGGACAGGATTACTGTTGAAAGAATAAATCCTAAAACGGGTAAAATGGAAAGGTTCAGTTTACCAGCGCGTCAGCTTCAACAGGCTATCGCGCAAGGCTATAAAAAAGTAGGATAGTATGCCTAATTTCCTACGAATGTTAATGGATCCCCTTACGGACGCTCCATCTAGGGCTGCGCGGGGTTTAGCAAATACTATAGATCCTATGCAGGGGGATAGAGGTTTTGTTAGACCTTTCATGGCAGGAGCATTAGAAGGCGCAGGAGATTTAGTTTCTGGTGCTACTTCTCCTGCATCATTATTAATGAGTGCTGCTGGGGTTAATCCTGCTATACAAAGAATGATGAAAGTAGGAAAATTAAAGAGGGCGTTACAAGGAACAGATGAACCTATTAGAGGATTAGCCGCAGAGAATGCTGCTTGGCAACCTAGAGGTGGAACATCTGGATTACATCCTCTTAGAATTGAAGAAAGAACAAGATTTGGATATGATGTGCCTGATAATCCTCGCGCGCAGGAATTAGAAAGAGTTAGAAGGCTAATTGAAGAGGCCTATTTAAGAGGGGAAATAAGGTAATGGGTAGTGGCATTTTAAATTTAATTCCTCTAGATCAAGAAGAATTAGATCTAGAACCTTTGGATTTAATTCCATTACAGTCTGAACAACCATCT